GGCATGTCTTCCTTTCTAATTCTTACGCTGCATCACCTGCAGCTCCTGGTTATATAACGCAGCTGCTGGTGCATGTCAACACCCGGGCAATAAAAAATCCCAGAAAACAGCCACAAAATTTTTCAGAAAGTTTAGTTTATTCGCCGGGCGCGCCCGGTGCCCAAACAGCATGCTGGAAATCGATGGAACAAAAATGGCAGATTTCGGGGAGATTAAGAGTTAGAGACTTCCTGAGCGCGCAGCGGGCCCGGGCGGGAAGTTATCCACAGGTTATCCCCGCGACATGATGTCGCGGAAATTGGGAGTTAGAGAATCAGTTATTAAATACTGATTCGTACATCTTGTCTAATGCACTTCGGTTATCTTCTTGTGATTCTTCTAATCGTTTAGCATTGCGTGTCATAACAGGAACAACCCCATCGTAATGATTTGCTATTCTATTTAGTATGTCTGTATTCTTATCTAAAGAATCAGCTATTTGTTGCAACACATCTACTAAAACATTGTTGCTATCTTCTGGTAATACCATATTTAACTCCTTTATTATATTTCTACCTATAATATAACACCTAATTACATCACATGCAACCTCTCCACAAAATTTGTTGTGGATAACTTTTAAGCTGGGGCATCAGCGTTTGCGCAGCGGGCCCGGCCAGTCCTGAAGCATGAGGTATCCCTCAAGAAACCTAGGAAAACTGCGGGAGTTTCAGAGTTTGCATCCTGCTTCCTGGCCTGAGCTGCAGCTCCTGGATCCCGGGCTGGTAAATAAAATGGCGGACTTCTGCGGTTAATGGGAGTTTGAGCTTGGAGTTTGTCCCGCGGGCGCCGGGCGCCAGCTGCGTGGTCCGATGTCAATGTGACACGTTGCCGCAGTTAGGGAGTTAGAGAGTTAGCGAGATTAAGGCCCTCGAGCCTTCCTTCGTACAACCCGGGTACGAGATCCACGGTGCTTTGGGCAAGTTCCTTGGTTTTGCACCCATGAAACAGTTTGACATGGGCGTTGGGTAGCCCCCCAACTAAGATATATGACTTCGCTCCTGCTAAAGCATGACGCATATTCCATGCAATTTGGAAGGGTGATATAGTGACTTTTTTATTAGCTTGCGCTATCTTTAATTCTAATGTGAAGAAACCTGTAACCTTGTTATAAATAAGGCAATCTGGGAATCCTGGCGTAACATAACTTTCAAGGCGTGAAACAATATATTCACCACCCTCTAATGATTTCTTTAAACTCTTCCAGAAACTTGTTTCTGGTTTTACGGTCATACTTTGTCTTGTCCTTTACTATCTTTTGTTTGTACTGGAGTGATGTCTTTAAGCTCTTTGCTATTGGATTCCTCTTCGACTGAGAGGACAGTTTCATTACCCTCTTTTTTAAACGATCCATCTAATCCTATCTCCTTTAGCTTAGCTAAAACTTCTTCACGGGACATACTGTCAATAGCGCCTGTTCTGATTTCTTTACGGTCAATGTACAATCCCGCAGCCTGCCCTCGCAAGCGCTCAGCATTAACAGCAGCACTATAAGACTTTTCACCAAGTGCCTTCTCACGAAGTCTGGCCAATTCTTGTACATGTTTATTTAATTTAACCTCATGTGTTTTTTCAATTTCAGCACGTCTAGCAATGACAGCTTCTACAACCTTTGGATATCTTTTACCATTTAATAATAAGGATGATGTAACATTAGCAGAGCCTTCTGAATAACCAGCTTGTCTTGCACATTCTGTTGGTGTCAATCTACCTTCATTCTCAGCATATATTTTAACAAAGATTTTTTGTTTATCTGTCAAACCTTCGCCATCTTTAGGATACTTTAATGACATATCTTTTGTGTCACCACTTGTGTCACTAGTTAATCTTTTATCTATCATGCTGTAACCCGCTGTATAGTTGAGTTTTTACTCATTTTAGTTCTTAAAAAACAAAAAAGTGCCTTGCGTTGTTTAGAGTAGTGACACATAGGTGCCACATAGTAAACCATTGAATTATATAACTTAATCGTCAATTGTGTCACTGTGGCACCTGTATCCCGGTATTTAATAAACTTAAAAAACTTTTGAGCAAAATATACACTATACATCTGTCTCATACAATAGAAATTGACCGATTTCTGCCATTCCCATTTTTAAGCCAACCACGTGCTATGAGTCTATGCACATAACCATGTACATGGCTTTTAGAATGCATACCATTTAATTGTTTCATTTCTTCGTATGATGGTGCGTAACCATTAGCCTTTACAAATGATTTAATAACATCATAAAACTTCTTTTGTTTGGGTGTTAACCCTTCTTTATCTTTTTTCTTCGAGGCCTTTGGCATCTGGGTGACTCCAATATTCTTTTCTTACTTGTCGCATCATCTCATTATGACCCCATTCATCAATAGCTTCTTTTGTTATTGATGCCTCCAAGGTTTTCTGAATTTCTTTCTCATCTTCACTTAACTCTATTCTTGTAGGACCTTTCTTACGTACATATGTATGTACTTTAGCCCAGGTAATAATATATTGAGAAGCCTTGGGCCGTGTATAACCACGCGTGGGATCTAATGAAGGAAACTCTGGATCTGGTGTAGTATCAAAATTATCTTTGATATATGCCATCACATCCTCATCTTTATCAAACTGTTTTACTATTTTCTCAATAACTTTCTTATTTAACCATAAATTAATTTCGTACGTCTGCATGTCCCACCTGTAAGTATTCTATTTTTTTAATCCAACCCTGTGGAATAGCAATCGCACCACCACCTGATGTATCATCTTTATCTTTACTATATGACCGCATGATAACAACTTTCTCATCATTATTAACAGCCAACCAGCCAACTTCCTGGCATATTGCCAACGGTGCAGCCATAACTTCTTTTATGTCAAGCCAACCTGTTTCTGTATCACGTGCGTCAACCCACGTCACACGTACCATAGGTACTTTATTTATGTCCATTAATGTATTTTATTCCACTTCTCCGATACATCAGAGTATTTATTCTGAACTTCACGTTCCTCAGTACCAGTATTAAATTTTGCTTCATGTCTTTTTGTAGCACCTTCTGCAAACTTACCTATAATCTCCAGTAACATTAGCGTTGGAAATACAACGCCGTGGACTTTTATCTTACTTAACTCATTTAATGTAGTGTCAACATTTTCACCGCTGTTTTCACACTCATGTAAAACTTTATTCATTTTATTTGCTGCTTCTGTTAATTCTTTCATTCTATTCCCCCCATTGCTCGTTAACCACATTTACACCAATATTACGTAAACACTCTTCTCTAAACTCTTCTATTTTTTTCTTAAATCCTTATCTTTAACATTTGCAATTCCCATTAATCTAGATGCTACATAAGGCAAATCTACTCTGTTATCATTTTCCATTCTATTTCTCCTTTAAAAGCCTGGGTACTCGGGGCACGCTATCCCACCCATTGATTCATAATATCCTACAGCATTATTAGCTGCAAGCATGCGCTCTTCGTCACCTTCAAACATGGCATCGTAAAATTCATCACGCGCACGTTTTAATTCATCATGTACACTTACTTCTTTAATTACACTCATGCACCCACCAACCATCTAAACAAGTATTGGCAAACCATAATAAAAATAACAAACTTAATTGGTAATAATAAAAACCACATCATATCCTCACTGCTATATATTCATAATCAAAATCTGAATGTTTCTTTTGTACTAATGTTACCACACCACTTTCAGCAGCTGCGTACACATGATTCTTAATTTTACGTACACGACGCTCATCCATGGTAGGTGATAATTTTTGTAACCACGGTCCACATAAATAACCACGGTAATAAGTTATCTTATTATTCTTGGTAGATTTATTTAACCAGTCATCAAATTTTTTTATACTTAACATAATATCTTTCTAATACGAAAGCTCTCGTAGGACTTGCATGACCGCACCTACAACCTTTTCACGACAAATCATGTTCTACATAATAACGCTACTTCAGTACCACCCTTAG